ATCCGCTAACCTGTCTTCGACGATCGTTTATGTTTTACATCACGGGACCGCTTACGATCTTTACGGTTGTGAGTTGTTTTGGGGTGTGGACTAGATGTTCGTCAGTCGGGGTTAAGAACGGCAAGTCTAGTAAACCATTTTATCGGTTTACCGGACAAGCTACTTTCTACAAGTAGTAGTGTCTTCTTAATGCGGTCTAACACAGGGTCAGAGATCGAATATTTAGGATCTCGACCTGGTAGAATCTGCATTGAACCGTTTTCTACCCATAAAGATAATGGAGTTACTAACTCCATCATCTGGGCAGATACGTATTCAATCACCTGATCTCTATCATCAAAACTCATCTCTCCAAAGTGAGAAAAGAGAGCTTGAGCCGTTACAATAAGGTCTCGTGCCTTATCTGAAAGCGGTTCCGCGTATTCGCGAATCCACTCTCTAAGGACCACATGGCCATACGGAACTACGGCTACTGACACTTCTGAATCAAAGAGGTCTCCACCTTCAAGATTCAGCCTTGTGCACAGAGCTTTAACCCTATGTAACTCAGACATGAGAGACTTCATATAATCAGTCTGCATATCTAAGATTACCCAGGGGGAATCAAATCTAGTGGAGGCCGCCCGACTTAAAACGTCGGAACTTAACATTTTAGTATCGAGCAGTAATGTTCGGCACCAAAGTGAGAAAGACACCTCTGGTAAACCGAGATTTGAACCAAATCGGGGCATCAGAGCGAGAGCAAAAGCCTTCGCTAGATAACCACAACCTTGCCCTTTTGCAAGGTTGCTACTAGTACTACGTATTTCGCTTGGACGAAGAAATAATCGTGCCAAGCGGGCCATACCAGTGGTAGACTTACACTGGGCCCAACCTCTCCGAACCAGCCGAGCTGCGAAAGCAGTTCGAGCCGCTGCTCCATCTACTTGAATTTCTTCTTTCAGTGAAGCGGGAGATATGTTGTGTTCCCCAAGAAGACTTTGGTTCGCAAAATTTATAAATCCAGTTTTGGATTCATAAGATTTTGCTAGACCAATTGGTATTCCTAATCAATTGCAAACATCAATATATTGTTTAGCAACTGAAGGATCAGAGATACATATATCATCTCCTAAAACCAAATAGTCAACAAAGAATTCTTGGTGACCCGCCTGGTAGGCCGCAAATTGTACAAGAAAATGGTGTACAACCGCTAAACCACCCCAGGATGAGTAAGCGCCCATCGGCTGTCCACGTGTGTACCGTACGGATTCAGTCTTAGATCCTTTAACATTAACCGTAGAAAAGTCACGGTCAACCAAAAGATTGATCCAAGCTTGCGCTAGGTCGTCTCCGAGGACATGACCAAACACCCATTTATACAAAGGTGTTGGAATCATATCGGTGGCAGACTTAAGATCATAACAGAAATGGTTCTTAAGGCCTTTCGCTGCATGAGCTCTAAGAGCTCCCTCCTGATCAAATGTTGCATCAGAAGGAACAGTTGAAAGTACTTCAAAGATCCAGTCATGTAATGGTCGTAGTGCCCGCTGGGTCCAGTAATCAAGTATAGCAAATACTCGAACCTTCCCTGCTGGCTCCTCTTTTATAGAAAGTTTGCCAAGATAGGCAAACCGGGCATTGAAACCCGGAGGAAATCCAGCTTGAGTATAGAACTCAGGACGGAACAAGAAATTTACTGACTTGACTAACATACCCATCAATCGCCAATTCTTAGTTAAGTATACATAATGACCTAATGGTGAACCCCATTGGTCAGTACTAAGATTGGACGGCAAAGGATATTTTGTTGTCCAAACAAAAGCATCCAAAGCCGAACCAAAGACCGAGATCCTATGGTTAGGACCTGCCTTGACCGAAAGATAAGGTTTGTCGATCCCTATATAAGATCGAGACCAAATTTTATCCGAGTATTTCGACATCCACTTCCAGAAAGTTGGGACAAACTCAATTATATTAGAGTAATCCAAACTTTCATCGAGAGGTGGTGCCGTAATACTTTCTAAGTCAGGATCAGGATGAGGAGCAGAAAACGCTTTATAAGAGTTACACAAACTTGCCATTGTTCGAATGACTTTCAAATCTCCAGCTCGAATTAATACTCGAGTTGATTGAGGTAAGAAAGCTGGCAGTCCATTCTTTAATGAAATGGCCACGCCAAGAGGACGGGTATCCTTTACAGGATTTCCCGCCACAAACGAATTAATGACAAATAGTGCAACCTTTAAACGTTTCACAAGATTGAAGACACCCTCTACTTTATATATATGTAGTAGGTAACGAGATATACTATACAGATCTCGCCGTAAACCACGTGCTGACAGACATCCACCACTCCACAAGTGTACTTGATAAGTCCACTTATGGATGATTAAACGTAAATTTCTTTCGTTTAGTCGGAGCGATGCGTCCTTTCTTCTTCCTCTCGATAAAAGACTTCGAAATCTTCGAAAGAACTTTTCAATGTCGGCTATCGAGCCCCCAAGTATATAATTTATGGGGGGAGTTTGTTTATCGTCGCGTACTCCCGTACGACCACCCTTTTCTGAGGCAGCTGGTGTATCACCAGCTTTGGCTAACACTTTTAGTGTTAAATCATTTGATGCAGCAGTCCGCCACGTCCTATTATATTCTCTTTCCGATAAGTATAATATTGTCGAGGGGTCTAGAGGATCAACGATTGCAACATAAGAAGCATTAAGCCTTTCCCAGTCTATATCTTTGTATAATCGATGTAGAGGGTCTTGATATAATACCATTGACTTGTTCATATGTATTTTATTAAGAGCAATTTGTGAAAGGACCGAGGTATTTTGTACCGACACTTCTCTAATGAAGATCATTATAATCTTCAGGAGCAGCTCGGGCGGAATCCCTCAGTCTGATGGTTCCTACGCTATAAATAGGCAGGTAGCATCTATACATATCTATGTATATTCCGCTCCCTCTATTTCTATCCTAATTACTTAGGAATAGTGGCTGATTGAAAGTAAGAGAACAATGAGAGCGACTTCATTAAAGTATGTAAATTAGATCTTTATGAAGTAGGCATTCTGAATTCGGGGAAGAGGG